CATCCTATGACTTTTGATATTGATCTTGCGGGATTTTGCACAGGAATTGTTGAACAATCTGATGTGGTAGATGGTGGCGATATTCATGCAGGTGATTTAATAATAGGTATTGAAAGTAGTGGTATTCATAGTAATGGATACAGTATGATAAATCATTTAGCTCGTGAAGGAAGATTAAGAATTACAGATGATTTTTTAACACCCACCCATATCTACACATCTGTTGTCAAAGAACTTTTAAATGAAGTTCCTATACTAGGCATGGCAAACATAACTGGTGGTGGTATCCCAGAAAATTTACCTAGATGTTTACCTAAAAGATTGACACCAATTATAGATTGGAATTCATGGGAGATACCAGATATCTTCAAGAAGATAATGAAGTCAGGTGATGTTTGTAAAGAGGAAATGTGGAAGACATTTAATATGGGTATTGGATATTGTATTGTAATTCCTGACTATGCTGAAAAGGACGCACACGACACAATAAATGCATTTGGATATAATAGTTGGACAATCGGAAAAGTTGTGTTATAATATATTTGTCAGAGAAATACTGGCTGCGGTTATGCCCTTTGGTAGGTTCAGCATAAGCGGCTATAGGAATCTACCATTTTAATTATTTAAAAAATGACAATTAAACTCGCTGTTCTTCAATCAGGTGATCAAATAATTGCAGATGTTTCTGAGGTTGTATCTGAAGATAAACAACCAATCGCATATCTGTTCAAAAAACCTCAAAGACTTAAATATAATACACCTATATTTTTGTCTGAAGAAAATTCTGCTGAAACATCAGTTGAGGTTACACTCTCAAACTGGATTACAGTTTCTGACGATGATGATGTTCCAGTTTCAATTAATCAGGTGGTCGCTTTAGTCAATCCGATTGCAAGCGTGGTAAAAATGTATAACGAGAAGGTAAATGGAAAACCAAATAATTAAATGTCTGTTATTAAAAAACGGAGATCTTTTAATATCTGAGATTACTGAGGTGGACACTGAACTTGGTGGCCCTGATTGTAAACTTATCAATCCATATAAAATGAAGAATGAATATGTGGATGATAAGAATGATTACACAATGCAACCTTGGTTAGATTATACATCTCAAAATGAGATGATGATTCACTCTGATAGTATCTTGACTATTGTTACTCCAACGACTATGATATTATCAAAGTATCTTGATATACTTGCCGAATGAAGTTTTACACCAACGTCCAATTAGTCGGTGATAACTTTCTTGTTCGTGGTTATGAAAATGGTAGACATTTCATGACTCGTGAGAAGTTTTATCCTACCCTATTTGTTCCTGCAAAGAAGAAAACAAAATATAAAACATTGACAGGTGACTATGTTGAACCAGTCAATCCCGGAACTGTGCGTGAGTCCCGTGAGTTTATCAAAAGATATGATGGTGTAGAAAATTTTAGTGTGTATGGTAATGACAGATATATCTACCAATATATCTCCGAGATGTATCCTGCAGATGAAATTAAATTTGATATCAGTAAAATTAAGTTGACCACTCTTGATATTGAGGTCAAGTCAGAGAATGGATTCCCTGATGTAGAATCTTGTGCGGAAGAAATACTTCTCATATCAATACAGGATTATACAACAAAACAGATTCGCACATGGGGTCAAGGCCCATTCAATAACAAACAAGATAATGT